TAAATATGTACAAGGTTTTGCCTCACCACATTTTTCAGTTAAGTTCTCAAACATTTCGCCGAAACCTGAAAATGTTTCTTCCTTTATACCATTAATAACATTATTAGAATCTAAAAATAAACAATCTTTTTTAACTTTATTATATTCAAATATCCAATATGGTCAACTACCACTTGTAGCTATTGGTATCATATTCGGTTTAAATAAACGTATATGATAAAAATCTGTAATATATATTCTCATAATTAGTTATCTATCTTTTCTTTTTTATCTTTTTTCTTTTTTGTAGTTTCTTTTTGTTTTTCTTCTTCCTCAACCTCAACGGCTTCCTGTTTTTCTTCTATTTTTTGTGCTGTTTCTTCAACTTTTTTAATTTCGATACCTAATGCTTTTGCAAATTGTTTTGCATCAGTTGGTTTTTCCTTTGTTAAAAGTACATCAACACCATCATCAACATAAACTGTTGATTCAGCAGCTGCATCAATTGCTGTAATAATTCTTTCAAATGGATTTTTATCAGGAGTTGCAAATAAAACACCTCTTGCAATATCAGCGCCACTACCAATAGCCATATAATCAAGTAATTCTGTTACTGATAAATCATTCCAAATCATCCAAGCTTTATCCTCATAGGCAAATAAAAAAGAATTAGGCATCATTCTTGTCTCAAAACCTTCCTCACCTTGAGTACAATTTACGCCATTAGCTTCTAATGTAGCATAAATAGTTGGAGCCAAATATTTTACTACCCATTCAATACTTAAATTATTAGATAAACTATTTTTATCTATTAAATCTACATATTGAATTATTTGACTAGCTCTAAATGAACCAACTCCACCCATTATGGCACCAGGTAAACCAGGAACTTCCCAAATCTTTGTTGCTAAGTGGTCTTTATTGTTACCAGCACTTGTCTGTTTATCACCACCTAAAACAATTCTATCCTTATCTTTTATTGCTATTACTAAACTCATTAATTAATCTCCTTTATAAAAAATTTATATAAATATATATACAATAATATACAAAAGAAAAAAGGACTTTTTCAAGTCCTTTTATTAAAATATTTTTTATTATTATTCTGTTTGTTGTTCTTGTTCTACATTTTTAAACAAATTAGCAATGTAAATACCTTCAACAGGTGTATAGTTAACTTCTCTTATTCGTCCATTCATAGTTGTTTTTACAATAACAGGTTTAAATTTTAAATTAATATTATCTGTTATAACTTGAGGTAAAAGTACTTCAAGTAAATAATCGTTAATTGCATTTGCGTATAATTCATCACTTTCCTCTATTTCTGAAGTTAACTCGAAAGAATTTAAATCATCCCCACCAAGTGTAAACTGGTTATTTTTTGTTGAAATTAGTGTACCACTTTCTTCCGTAACTCCTTCTGAGTTATACCAGAATATAATTTCAAAATTGTGAGTTTGATCTGTTACTAATTCATAAGTATTTTTAAAGGCTACAAACATTTCACCATCTAACTTCTTACCATTAATGGCATTAAAGAATTCACTATAAGTGATTGATGTATCACTTTGGATATGTAACATATCTTTTAACTTTTCTACTACTCGATCATTGACATCGTATGTAACTTGAACTGACATTATTTTTTTCTCCTTTTATCTTTTTTATAAATTTTTGTATATAAGCCTTGTTCATCATAATGTGTATGATATTTCCAAGGATTAAATAAACCAAGTAATTTAAATCTACCTTTTACGTTAACTCTTCTAATTTTTGTAAATCCAAGTATTCTGAAGGGTACATATGTAACAATATCTGATCTATCACAAAAATTATACACTTCACTACAACAATCTCTTAAATATTTTTTAATTTTTCGACTATTGAAAAGATTTACTTTAAATGGGTTAACGGAACCATAAGTAAATAAATGTGGTTTTATACCAAAATTGTAATTTAAATCTTGGGCACATAACATTGCTTGACCACTACCTAAACTCCAGCCAATTATCTCAACTTCTGCATTTGGATAGGCTGAATTTAAAATAGTAAATTCGGATCTTATTTTATGTTTCATTGCTTTATACATTTTAGCCCAGCCTTGATGTACCTTTAGTTTTATTCATTGATTGTTAACTTTAAATTTATCATAATATTTTTCAACAAATGTAAAATTAACTAATCAATCCATTGGACCATCTGTTTCTTGAAAATTAATTTGAATTACATTTCGTTCCTTTTCATAATGAATTTCATAATTGGCAGTATACTGAAGTCCATTAGATTCATAATCAACTGAATTATATTCTATAGCATACCTTGCATTACCTGTTTCATTATAATCGGCTGATGTGTCAGTAAAATATTGTTCATATCTTAATTTTTTATACATCCTTGTATCCCTCCTCTTGGTAAATTATATTATACCTACTTAATTTAGTAAAATAAAAGAGGTAATATTTACCTCTTTATGCTTTAATCATTTAATAAATCTGCAAGTCTTGCTGTTTCCGATCTTTCGGTCTTAACTAAATGAACATAACCAAAATGTTTATCTCCTTTTAATCTATCGATTAATGTTTCAATACCTTTTGATTTTTCAAAACTTACTTTATCCCTTTGACGACAATCAGCATCAAGTCATACATGACTTCCTTTTGCCGCTCTGGCAATAATTAATTGAAGATGTTCTTTAGTTAAGTTTTCAGCTTCTGAACACATTATAATAGTATTTTCAAAGTTTCTACCTCTTAATGATTGTAAAGGTTCAACTGTTAATACACCATCTTCTATCATTCTTTCAACCTCTTTTTCACCACAATGGTCAATAAATGGTCCTAAGAATGGTTTAAGTTTGTCATTAACCTCACCAGGTAGTGCACCTAAATCTTTAGTATCTTTTACATCAACATTATTTCTTATCCAAACTATTCTATCAAATTTTTTATTTTTTATAGCTTCGATTGCAGCTGATACTAAAATATAGGTTTTACCAGAACCTCAAGTTCCTGTTATAAGTTTAACTGTTACATTATCATTTTTCATTAAATCAAATGCACATCTTTGTTCATCATTTTTAGGAACTATTGTTTCTTTGTCCTTGATTTTAATACTATTGTGTTTAAATCTTCTTAAGTGGTCTCCTTCCTTACAATATGAGTCTATTAGTTTATTATCTGAATAAACTAATAAGTATTCGTTTTCCAATAATGGAAACGGTTCTTTGAGTTTTTCTGTATACAATCCAGCTAATTCTTCATCAGTTGGATTCCATACCGCTCAACCTAAATAAGTTTGTTTTTCATTAGCCACTATTTAAACCCTCTTTACTTCTATTATTAAATTTCTCTAACTAATTTAGTTGATTAAACTACTTGGTATCCTTCAACAACATCTAATAAATTTTCTGCCGTTAATTCTGAATGTTGTTCTACAATATATTTATATGCTTCCTTATAATCATTATTATTTTCTTTAGCGTAAGATAGGAATTCTTCTAAAACAATTGATTTGTAATCATTCCAATACCAATTATAACTAATATCGGCATCACACTTAAATGGAACAGATACTTTATCTTCGGCACAGGACTTCATATCATAAGTTAATAATTCGGCGGCTCTTTCAACATTTTGTTCTGGTACTTCACCAATTAATTCATCATGAACACCAATAGCTAATCTAAATCCTAAATCTCTTAATTCCTTGTCATTATAAATTTTAATCATAGCTTTCTTAGTCATTGATGCTGCACTACCTTGAATTCTAGCATTTACACATTGACGTTGAGCCTGACTAATAAATCCACCATTATTTATAATTTCAATTCCATTTTGAAGTGCCTCTTGTTTTATATTTTCATATTGTTTTCTACCTTTTATTTTAGAAAGTTTTTCTTCATAACTTTTAATTAATTTATCACCTGTTGTTCTATTTTCACAACCTATGAATGGATTAAAATCACCATTTGCCATATTTTTATTCAAATATCTTATAGTAAATTGAGGTAATAAAATATCCGGTAAACGTCTTCTTCTGCCCCATAAATCTTCTACATAACCATTTTCTTTAGCAAAATCTTCTGATTGTTGAATCCATTTTTTAACCTCTGGGAAAGATTTATAAAAGTTATCAACAATTTCTTGAGCTTCTTCTACAGTACCTTTTATTTGTTCAGCAATAGAGGCTGTTCCTCTTCCATACATAATACCTAGCAATAAGCTTTTACAATTAGATCTTCTTTTCTTACCTTCTGGATTTAATGTTCCATCAGGATATAATTCAAGGTTATCTTCATAATTATTATGATAAACTCCCATTGCAATTGTAGCATATAAGTCTTTACCATTTTTATAGGCGTTTATCATATTAGTATCTTGACTAAATTGACTTAGCAAGCGAGGTTCCTGCTGCGAAAAATCCGAGCCTAGCAACATATAACCATCTTTAGCCCTAAATAACATTCTTATTTCCTTATTATGTGAAGGAATTTGTTGTAAGTTAGGATCACTTGAACTAAATCTACCAGTTGCGGCACCATATTGGTTAAAATGACAATGTATTCTATTATCAATATTTACTTTAGATGGTAGTGTATCAATAAAGGCATTTAATAATTTTGCCAATTCACGTCTTTCCAACATAGCACTACATAATGTTTTGGCTAAAGGACTTTCAGCCTTTTTTATAATTGCTTGTAATTCCTCTTCACCTGTTGCCTCTGGCTTTTCTGTGTTAACTACTGGAACTTTTAATACACTATATAATAAAATTGCTAATTGAGTAGGTGAGGCTAAACTATCAGGTGTTAACACTTCATCTAATTGTTCTAGTTTAGATTTTGTAACTTTATACCAAATACCATCTTTACATTTCCATAAACTATCATCATATTTAGCACTCTTAACAGCATTGGCTCTTTGTTTATCAGATTGTTTTTTCATTTGATTATTATAAGCCTCTGGGGTTAATTTCCATTCATTTAAAATAGGTTTTAAATCATTTAATATATTATTTATTTTTGAATCTAATTCATCTAATTTTTTATGATATTTATTTTGTAATCTTTTACCATATTCTTGGTCTATTTCAATACCATTTAATTCCATTTCAGCTGTTACTTTTATACAAGGAACTTCTATTTCCTTAAACAAAGAATATAATTTTTTATTTTCTTCACGTTGCATTATAGGTAATTGATATTCTTTATATAATCTATAAGTCATATAAGCGTCTGTAGCGGCATATAATGCAAATATTTCAGGCTCTACGTCTGCATATTCAACACCTTCAAATAAATGTTCAATATCATATTTTTCTTGTTCAGGATCTATTTTAGAAATATATTGTTGTTTTAATCCGGCACTATATTCATTTTCATCTATTAATTTGGCAGCAATTAAAGTATCCCAAGTAATAGGACATTCAATATTACAAGTTTCTTTTAATACTTGATAGTCGAATTTACCATTATGATAAATTCACTGCATTGGACTCTTAGCTAATAACTCCAATCCATCTTTAATATCCTCTTCGGTTAATTGTCAAGATAAATGTTCACCAGTTATTCAATTCCTATGATTAACTGGAACATATGCTTGTTTTGCCCCTGGATAATATAAACATAAACCCATTAATTTACAAGTAATAGGATCCAAGGAATTGTTAGTTTCCGTATCAACTGCTATTTCCCCAGTAGTTATTGCATTATTAATATAATTAAGGTAATCTTGTTTATTTTTAATTATAACAACATTGTTTAGTTGTTTATGTAAAATTTTTAAAACCTCTTCCCTAATTAAATCTAATTTTTCACCTAAAGAAATAGTTTTACTTTTAATAGCCTTAGTAATTGTTTCTTTTGGTTCTTTTACTTTTTTAGGTTTAGCAATTTTTTCTAATGTTTTTTTAGTTTTTTCCTTCTTTTTGACAACAACTTCATCTTCGTCATCACCTCAAAGATTTTCTAAATCTTCCATTAAATTAACTCCTTTCACTATTTATAAAATATACAATTAAATAAAATAAAAACGGGTTATACTTAACCCGTTAATATTTAATAATTACTGTAATTTAAAAATTAAAATTTATATCTTGTTACACCACTAGTTGTAGTTGTTACTGGGGTTTCAACTGTGGTAGTAGGATTTTGTGTAACAGGTGTTGTACTAGGAGTAGGATTAGTTATTTTAATTTCTTCCATTTGTACTTCATTATCTTGTGGTATAAATGTTTGATTTTGAGCTACCTCTTCCACTACTACCTTTTCAACTACTGCTTCAGCAGGTTTTGGATTAATAGCTTCATTATATTGTTCAATACTCTTACTTAAAATCTTTGTTGGATCAACACCCTCTAAACAACTAAAATCCTTAGTTGTGTATACTGGTTGTGAATATACTGGACTTTGCATGTTAACTGGCATAATATTATATCTTGTGTCAGTTCCTTTACCAGTTTTAATGATCTTGAATAAATAATTACTTAAATCACCATATTCAACCATTAAATTCTTTAAATCAATATCGGCAAAACCTGAAGGTCTTTCCCAAATTACTGCTTGTAAATCAGCACCAGTTGCTGTTGGAACATATGCTACCATTTTAGCATAAAATTTTAATCTTCTTCTCTTTACATCTGCATCCTCTGATTTACATAAAGGACAATTATCGTCCCCAGTACATCTTACACTCTTACCAAATGATCCAGCTCATACACCTTTTACATTATGAACTGATTCAAACACGAAATCTGAAGGTGATGTATATGGGAATCTAACAACTACTTGATCTCCATCATTTTCAAGAAATTCCTTCATAAAATGAACAGGTTTTCTTTCTCCACCTTTGTTGCCAGCTGCTTGTCTGGCTGCTTGTTGCTTTTGATACTCTTCGTAACTAATGTTAGCCATTTTTAAAAATCTCCTTTTTCTTTCTTATTTTAAGGCTTCTGCGAGCTCTTACTTAATTATACAATTTATTTGTTTAAAATTTTGTTTTCAATGAATTAGTTATAAGATTTTCTAATTCATCATAACTTAAATCATTAATATCTTTACCCCTAGGAACTGGTATAATATTTACAATTACATCTTTTCTTATATTCTGTAAAAATTTTCTAATTCCATTATCCCCTGCTTCATCACCATCGAATAATAAATTATAAACTCTTATATTTGATTTATTTAATAAATCATATTGATAATCACTACCCGTACCGAATAATGCGACAGCCGGTAATTGATGAGTCCATAGTGTGAGTGCATTTATTTGACTTTCACAAATATAACATTCTTGAATATTATGCTTTAATAGATAATATAATAAATAAACAGGTTTTTGTTTTTCTTTATCAATTATAAAGGTTTTATCTTTTACAGATCTTCTAGTTAACATCCATAATTTACCTTTTTCATCTCTTACTGGGAAAACTAAACATTCGGTTTTAGGGTCATACTTAATTTCAAATTCTTTTATAACCTCTTTAGTAAGTTTCCTTTTTAACATATAAGGATGAAAATCTTCAAAGGTATTTAAAATAGATTCATTAAGATATTTTTTTCTTTCTTTACTTAAAACTATAGGTTCTAATACAATTTCTTCTGTATATAAACCATCATAATAGTTTTCTAATAACCAATCTTCCGCCCATTCATAAGAACGGTCAAAACATTCGGCAACAAATGTAATAAAATTACCTTTAAATTCACAAGCAAAACACTTAACTGTTCCATAGGCAACTTTTACTTCACCATTTGGTTTCTTTTTAGTTGGACCAATATAAATATCACAATCTGCTTGATCCTCTAAACCATTTTTATGATGTGGACAAGTTACCCTTATATTACAGTCACCTTGTTTTTTTACTTCCCTTAACTTACCATTATGAAGTTGTCTTTTTATATCCATTATTATATCCCATAAAGGTGTATAAATGAATTTATTTTTAACTTCAATATAATTTTCCACTAGAATACCTCATCTGCAGCGTATCTAATATCTCCAAAATTAGCCATTTCCTCTTCTTCATTATTATTATTTGTTGTATCATCAACTTCAGGTATATAAATGAAAGAACCGGTATTCAAGTCGACTTTATATGAAATAATTTTACCATTTTCAGTATCCCTTGATTTAACTAAATGTAATTTAAATAAATCGGCTTTTCTTTCAATAAATATAATAATTGTTGAATCTTGAGCAATTCTATCTGATTGTGCTAATTGAGTTGTATCAAAATCTTTTCCTTCAACATTAGTTCTATTTTGTTGTGATACTGTTATTATTGGAATTTGCTTAATTGTTTGTAATAATTTTAAATCCTTTGAAATATTTGATGCCCTTTCAACTGGATTTTTTGCTTTTCTATCATCATCCAATAAAGAATGTTGATCAATATATAATACATCTAAATCATATTTTTCAACAAATGCCCTTAATGCTGATACACCAGCGGCACCATTTATATCTTTTGGTGTTAAAACAAATAATTTTAAATTCTTTTCTTTCATATCATCAAGGAATTTTTTATATTCATTTTTAACACTAGCACCACCGTGTACTAAAGCACCATTTGATAAATGACCAATTAATGTATCAGCTCTATAACCAACTTTATTTACTGACATTTCACCTGAATATATACCTACTCTTTTACCTTGTAAAGCAGCGGCTGTTGCCGATTTAATAAGGAACCAAGATTTACCAATACCGGTTCTAGCTACAATAGTGGCTAATTCTTCTTTTACATCTCAGCCACCAATTATTTTATCTAATTCATTAAAACCAGTTGTTATAAAATATTTATCATAATTTTCTGTTCTTTCTAAATAAGCATCATATCTACTAGTATCTTCAAATAAATTTACACAATTTAAACTAACTGCTTGTGATGATTTTTCGGCTGTTTCCTTAACTAACATTAAGGCTCTTTCAATAGCTTCTTTATCACCACTCATTAATAATGGTCTTAATTGATTATAATTATTAACTAAATCACGTCTTACCTTATCATTATATAATTGTTCTAATAAATACGAAGTTGGTTCATTAACCTCAATAACATCAAAGTCCTCAAATTTTGAGGTAAATGTAGCCATATCAGGTAAAGAACCATATTTATCTAAATGTTCTTTTATAAAATAAAATTCTGATGTATATTCAGGAAAATAATCTGCACTTAAATTATTTAATGTAATTATAGATGAATCCCTATCCTGTAATATTTTATTTAATGTTTGTAATTGTACCATTAGCCCACCATCCTATTCTAAATCTAAATAACGTTTGTCTCCACCCTTAAATTGAATACAATCTGAGGCGTTAGCAATTCTACTACCAAGTCTTATATCTAATAAACTACCTAATTGTTCAGGTAATATGTTTGAGGTATAAATATTTGATTTTCCCATATTCATTCTTGTATCAATAATACTTAATAAATGTGATATTTCAAATTCTGTACCAACTTTATTACCTATATCATCCCATATAACTAAATCACAATTTAAAACATTTTCATTTATATGTTTATAATATTCATTTGGTTCATTTATATTTGCTTTTAAAGCTAAAAGAAAACTAGGAACATTTATAAATAATGCTCTACATTCTAATTTTGAAGTTAACCATATTTTTTTAAAATATGCTTGTAACAATCTTATTGCCCAAGAGGTCTTACCATTTCCAGCTTGAACACTATAAATATATACATTGTTACCTTTATTAACAAAATCTACAATGTTATTTTGAATCGTTGCTAATTTTTGAAATTCTACCTTATCAGTTCCATCGGCATCTGCAAATAATGATTGTTTACTTCTTTTATTTACTGGGATACCGGCTTCATCAAATAGATAATCTAATTTATATTTTATCATACAACCATTGGCATCGTTACAATGAAGTTGTTTACATTCATCTCTTAACCAACAATTATTTTCATTCATATTTTTCACCTCTTGTTACATATAAATATACAAAAGAAAAAAGATGAATTCTCGGCTATGAAAGGAAAAGTTTACCAAAAATTCATCCAATTAATTTAGTACTTCTTGTGTAAAGGATTTTCACTTTGTTTGTCAATCGCTTCTCTATGAATGTCAATAGAGTTTTTCAAAACACCTGATTTAATGATTGTGTTTAAATTTACAGGTAAATAATTGGTCCATTCACAACAACAATTAAATCTGTTTAACCCTTCATTTTTGATATAATCTAATTGTTTTTGAATTAATGGTTTATTATCATTATCAAGATTTTTTAGTATCTGACAATTATGATCGTGACCGTGAATATTAAATTCATATTTTGAATCATATGGTTCATGACTTAAAACAATATCATGTCTTATTATTAAGGCTCCACGAATAACTTCATCAAATAAATGATTATCTGATATTAATTTTTTGCTTAATACAACACCAGTTTCACCGTGACATACATAATCATATTCAACATTTCGTTTATAAAAATAATCACCTTTATCATCATGATTACCTTTAATTAACACTTTGTATCCGGCTTTTAATTTTTTAACATATTCAATATCACCAACATCACCAAGAATTATTAAAGTATCATTTTTACCACAATATTTATTTATTAATTTTACTTGTTCATCAGGTGATGGACAATTTTTTCTAAAAAATTCACTATCAGGGTCATTAAAATGTGGATCAGAGTATAACCAAACAGTTCCACCTTTATTAAACCAATGATCAAAATAAGGATATAAACCTAATTTATTCATTTTATTAACCTCCTATCTATCTATAAACTTCAATGGTCAAATTAGTCACCCCAGCCATCATAATATTCGGCAATGCACTCAAAATATTTATTAATGTCATTTTTTTTGTCTTGCCAAGCTTCATTTAACATATCTAGCCACTTTTGATCATAGGATGGGTCTATCCATTCACTAGTATAGGCAGTAGTAATATCCTTTTCTGTTAAATGATTATCTTTAAGCCATTCCTCTACACTTCTAGTATCTTTATCAGATAAAAATAAAGTTCTTTTTTCTAAGACATCATTAGTAAATGTTTTATCATCCTTTAAATACTTTTCAAACATATCATGATTATATAATCGAGCTACCTCATCCCTAAAATTACAATAAAAATCTTCATCTTTTTTCTCTGGGTGCTTCTTATATATAACAGTAATACCTATACGATTTTCCCTGCTAAACTTATAGACTTCAGTTTCATATTCATCAGCTAATATTTTTTTACCAAGATCAATAACTTCAGTCATTTCTTTAATTTGTTTTTCTGTATCTTCTTCACATATTCAAGAATGATGTTGCATATAGTCACGCATTTCAATTATTTTAAATTGATTTAGTTCAATTAATCCATACCAAGGATATTGTCTTTTAATAAAATATTTCCAGGTTTTAGCCCAAGTAGGATTAACTTCTTTATCATAACCGATTAATTCATCAGCTTCTTTTCTTAACATTTTTCTAGATTGCCTATTTGGTTGCCACCAGGCTCTTCTAAATAAATGACGAAAAAGTCTTTTTATTTTTTTTAACATAAAAATCACTCCTTAATCTTTATATTTTTATTTTACTTTTTTACATTCTTCAGAGTAATTAAATAAATTCTCTACAAATTGTTTCTCTTCGGATTTTATATCACATTGATTAACTATTAATAAATAATTAAATAGTTCTTCACCTAATAACTCCTTATCTTTTTTAATGGTATAGCTTGATTGTTGCCAAGCTTCAAGTGGTCTCATATGAAAGGCAATTAATATTGCCAATTTATATTTATCCTCTTCACTAATTACAAATTTATTTTTACCATCATATTCATTAAAAGGATATGTAAAATCTAAACCTAATGCAAAATACGAACCAACATTTGCATGTTGGTAATAATGTGCTTCATCAACCATATCACCTTTATAGTTAATAAAAGTTTTACAATAGGCTTTACCAATATCATGAAATAAAATCGCAAACTTTAAATAACGTGGATATTTTGTTTCATCAAAACAGGATTCAAAACAATCTCTTGCCAATTCCATATGAGATTTAATACTAACTTTATGATGTGAGTTATCATGTGGTATATCGTTACCGTAGTAATCTAATGCCTCAGTAAAATGTACAACAGGTTCCTCCGAATATATTAAATCAACTTTATCCCAACCTTCACCATAAATTGGTATATCAAATGTTTTTAACAATCTATCTATAACATAATCTGGAACGGTTCTCGACCTTTCGCTATTTCGTCTTAAACATTCATTTACACTTGCATATATAACAAAAACGGATTTTACAAATTCATTTTTAACTCTTTTATTTAATTCTTTTAATAAATTAATTCTTTTTTTACGATTTAAATTTGTTGCATCATAAATAACATCAATTCCATTATTTAAATTGTCAATTGTTCTTTTAAGCATTAGATTAAAAACAGTATCAGGATCTTTCTGTATTGATTCATCACCAAATAATTCTTTTCTTATTTCATCGGAAGAAACAATAACTGTATTAGTTGTTTTTAAATTATTGGCAATAGTCGATTTACCAGAACCAGGTAGACCAACTAACATTGTAAATGAATTTTTTAATTCCACCATAATTAAATAACACCTCTTCCACTTAATATTTTTTTCCAACCTGAAATTGTAATTTCTTTAAATTCTTTTTCCACATCTTCATATCTAAATAAGAAATATTGCATATAAGAAGGATATTTCTTAACCACTTCTGCATATTCTTTTCTTGAAGTATAATTTGAAGGATTTAAATTAACAATTTCTAATTTAACTTGAGTTTTAAATAATTCCATTTCTGAAATTAAATTATTTATTTTATCTTTATATTCCTCTGCATAAATTAAGAATTCATCTACTTCATTATTTAAAATTATTTCTAATAATCTTGAAATAGAAACATTACCATTAGTTCTTCCGTGATGAGCTAAAACGTATTCAGGAGATTTAATTTTAACTCTATTAAAATTAGCATCGCATACTACATAACCTTCTTCATTCCAAGGTAGAGCATTTGCTGCAGTTTTTACCTCTTCTAAACTAAATAATGGGTATCTCTTTGGTATAGGTAATATTTCTTCTACTGCCTCAATCATAAGATCAACACCGTGTTCATTCCATCTATCTATCATAAATTCTTCATTTGTTTCATTATCTCTAACACCTAAAAAATAAATTCTAGGCTCGTTATATTCAATAACAACTCTATTGTAAGGAGATACCATTTCAAACATATATGTTAATTGACTATTTAATCGTCCAAAGAAGTCGTGCTCATCAATTCCCATTGAATGTAAACAATATATAAATAAATCTCCATAAGAAGTTATCTCTTTATTAGCACATTCTAATGGTGCCTTAAATGCATCTATAGTTCCATTAGTTGATATATGCCAAGTCTCATCAAACCAAACTTTCATTAATGATCCATCTATTTTTTCTTGAACAGATGCTGTAGACCAATCTATTTCAGGACAATATGATTCTCCATAATTTCCAAACTTATTGAATGGATGACAAACACATTTCCAATCTGATTCTCTAAAAATTATACCTCTGGCCTCTTGAACTTCAGGTAAATTAAAATCGGAATTTAGTTGATTATATTTAAACATAATATAACCATTATCTCTAGATACCTTTAAATTATAAGGATCTTTGGTTAATAATTCTTCCCAATTGTCATGTTGTTTAATAAAGTCTAATAATTTTAATATCATAATATCCTCCATAGACAATTATATTTTTATAATATATACAATTATTTATATTATTTATACAATATAAAATCGCTCGAATTTTAAACTTTAATATAAGTAATATATAATTTATAACTGTTTACATTTAAAATTAAAAATACAAAAAAATAAGGTCAGTACTTAAACTGACCTTAAAATTATATACCTCAGATCTTATAATTTAATTACCAAAATAGTTTATTGAAAATATCAAAAACTGATGGTAAATTGAAGTCTGTATTTGTTGAATAATTAAATCTTGTTTCTGTATCACCTATTTTAATAGTTTCATGGAAACCTTCTGGATACTTTTTACAAAATTCATTTAAGGCATCATATTGAGCCTTTTCTGCTTCTTCTACCTTTTTATCTTGTTCAGCACAAACTTCAAGATATTTTTTATAGGCTTCGAATTTTGCTTCTTTGGCTGCTTTTTTAATTTCAGTAGAATCAACAATTGTTTTACTTACTTTATCAGCCTCTTTTTTTCTAGTAGTTGCTAATTCTTGTTTTTTAGCAATCTCCTTACTTACTTGTGCCTCGGCTTTTTCAAGTTCCTTAACATCAGTAAATTTTTTACCTTCGAGCTCTTTTAATTCTGATTCATAATATGTTTTCATTTTCTAATTCTCCTTTTAATTATAATATCATATTTTGGAATCCTTTTTCCAATTAATTTGATATCAGCGATAACATAACTGAGGTGCTTATGCACGTTGGTATTAAATTTTTCACTATATTATACAATTATTTCTTGTACAAAATAATTTAGTTATTAACTTAATACTAAATCATAAGGTTTTTCTATAACATATTTAACTTTTACTCAATTTCCTAAATAATAATCATAGTCATCTTTACTAATCTCAATAACATTAGAGTCAATTATTTTTGGAGAAGTCCAATGTGGTTTAGTTGGGCCATCAAAATACCATTCTACTGGAAAGTTTTTATCAATATTTTGACTAAGTATAGCCTTTCTATCACTGTTAAAAATTGCCTCTTCTTTTACTTCTCTACCACTAGGATTAAACCAAGTAAGAACTACTTCTCTATAATGATTTTGCAATTCCTTTTTGTAATATTCGTATATCTTAGATTCCCATCCATTTTGTAGATGTTTTTCATATTCTTCATCAACATAACTCTTACTACTAATATAAACAGTTTCCTTGTTTTCATCGCAACAAGCAGATGTAACAATATATGGATAATAAGGAATTAAATCTAATAAAGTATCAAAATGAATGTCTACTGTAATAAAGACACCTCGTTTATTTATTTCTTTTAAAGTATATTCTTTACCATAATAACTATAAGTATATGAAATAATTTCTCTATAACCACATTTACTTCTTTTATCTGACACTTTCTTTTTGTGTTCTATAATTTTAAATTGATCACACTTTTTTGCAATAAAATTCTGATTAAAGAGATCTACCTTTAATCGTTTATGTTGATGAATAACCCCACCAGTCTTAGCTTTAAAAGCAATAAAGTCTAGCATTTCATCACTATAGTAAACATTCACATTGGGATCACCAATTTTAACTAGTTTTCTCTCACTGTTAAACCAGCCACCATAACCTGCGATGTGATCTTTTAAATCGCATTTTCCACTATAAATACTCATTTTAAACACTCCTTTAAACTTTTGATTTCTAAAATAGACTTTTGGTCCTACTGAGAAAGATATTTATATTCTTTAATTATATATACAATTTAATTTTTATTCTTTTTATGAATAGCTATACCATCTAAAAATCTGCAACAGTTTTATCATCACGTATATCTAGGAAGATTGGGAAGCGTAAACTTAATCCACCTTGTTGATTTGTAGTTTCTTCAAAATATTGAACTGAAATAATTTTACCAATATAAGAGTCAGGATTTTTCCAAATTTCTTGTCTTAATTCTTTACTAAAACCAGAACCTACTTTAACAATATTTCCTTCTTTATATCTAACTAATAAGGCACCCAGCATTCCAGTAAAATTTCCTGAGCCTTCCTCATAGTCAACAACTTCTAAATCAACGTCTTGCATTAATTTGCATTTTAATAAATCTTTATTTCTAGTAAAGTGGTAAGGTGCGTCAACGATATTTATCATTATACCTTCTTCACCTTTGGCTACTTGTTCGTTAAGAATTTCAGTTATTTTTGAGGTATCATTACCTTCATATAAAATAGGTAACATTTCAAAATAAGTATGATTAGCATTATTTAAAGTATTATTGTTATAATCAGTTATTTCATATGTTAGTGCATTTCTAAAGATTTGAGCAAGCATTTTACGTCTATTTTTATAAGCAGTATTACATACTTGTTCTTTAAATTCTTCAACTTTCATACAATCAAAAACTAACATTTTTAAACCGTGTTTAATTCCATCTTTTCTAGAAATTTTCATACATGCTTTATATTGCTCTTTTGAAGTTAATTTTATACCTACTGCAGGTCTTCCTTCTTCATCTAATTCAACAGTATAAGGGTTTAATATAGTTAATTCACCATCTAAACATATATTGTCTGGCATTGTTTCTAACATTTCTTTTTCTAAATCAACTAAGCCTTCATATAATTGACCTTGTCTAGTATAAAATTTAACTTCATTATTTTCTTTTATTGCTATAATTCTTGAACCATCAATTTTTCTAGTTAGGGCAAATTGTTTACCTTCAACATATTCAGGTGTTTCAAAATATTTACAAGCTAATTGAACTGAAAATGTTGGAATGAAGTTACCCATACATTTATTAATACTTAAAACATCAACACCTAAGGTTAATGATTTTGTAATACACTCAATTAAAAAATCTTTGTATTGAGGATACATGTTAATAAAGCATTTTGCCTTTCAGACTCCTTCATAAGTACCTGTATTATGAATACGTAAATATTCAAATAGCTCAAATAAGGTATAACTGCAATTATTATACTCTTTGAATCTTTCAGTCATATCAACACTTAATTTTGCCGCTTTCAAACCGTATGTTATATATGGATTAAAAACATAATTTAAAAATGTTTTTATTTCTTCATCATTCTTATACTGTAATAAAATATTTAATTTATCGTTTCTACTGCTATGATTTTTTAATTCGCTACAAAAAGTATATAATTTTTCTATTAGGTTTAACGTTTCCATTCTTTTCTTTTTTCCTTTACTTAATATTTTAAAATCAGGATGTTCTTTAAAAAATTTTTTACGACTTTCAGAACGTCTAACTTTTTCATCTTCTGGCATTTTTCTTCCGATAGTTCGGACTCTATTTGCCTGAGCTTGTTCCTCCGAAAGTGTTCTTCCTCTATAAAAACCTTGTGGTATAATAGCATTCTTATCTAATAATAAATTATTAACACCATTAGTATATCAGTGGGTTTGTCTATCAATTTGAGTTTTACTAGCTTTTATTCTAGATTCATCTTTGACTACATGACCTTTAAGTGATTGAGATTGTTTTAATAATGTATCTTCATACATTGTTCTTCCTAAATTCATGGATTTTAATGTTTTAGATATTTTCTCCTTGGTAGATTGTGTTACCTCTCTGGTATTACCTCCTCCACCTTCGTTGCTATTATAACCATATTTAAATGTATCAAAAAATTTAATATAATAAATTTCTAATTCATTTAATTTATTATACAATTCTAAAATATCTTCTGATTCTATTTTTTCTAATATAGTTACTTCAAACTTATCTCAACCATATTTTTTAATAGCTTTACCAAATTTGAAACGAGTATCATAACCGTGTCCATCTTTACCTGCACGTAATTCAATATTTTGGGTGGTTTGTCCTATATATTTTTTACCATTTATTTTATTTGTATAACAATAAATATAACCAATCATAATCTTATCACTATCCTTTTACATATAATTTAGTGAATTATTTTTAGTCATTTTTTAATATTTTCTTCATTTTTTAATATTTTTAATGCTTTTTCTTACCGTCAAGTAATGCGTAAACTGACTTTG